ATCGGCGGGATAGCCCCCTCACGATAGACCTTGGAGACAAGATCAGGCGCAAAGAGCGACTGTGGGCCGGTCAAGTTCGACTGCAGCCCACGCGCGTCAGCGGGAGTCAGCAATGCCGAGCGCGGCGAAGAACCGATGGCCGTGTCGTCGAGCCGTTGCGTCGCCGCCGCGAAGCTGTTGAAGTTCGACAGCAGATTGCCCGGCGTTCCGACCCAGTTCGGAATATCCGCCGTGAGACTGGCCGTATCCTTGTCGATGATCTGCGCCATCTGGATCATGGCCGGCTCGATAAACCGTTCAGAGAAATCGGTAATGTCCAACGTCAAGTCTTTCGACGTGAAGTTCATGCCGATGTTCTTCTGACGGTCCACCGTGATTTGAACCGAACCTTCCTGCGCGTCCTGAATCTGGACCACAGGACCGTCATTAACCACAAATTCCGCCGGACGGCGGACCGTGATCGTCGCGCCCGGCTTGTAGCCGTTCACGTTGCGAGCGTATTCCGCCTCATAGCCTCGGTAGACATGCGCGGACATGACGAGATTGTTTTCGAGAACCTGAACCGCGCGCTTCGCGATTAAACCATATGTCAATACGGAGTTCGCCATTGTACTTCTCCATTGTTGTGTTGATACGCGGCGCAGCGAAAGGAGCTAGCTAGACAGCCTGCTACAACTAATCGCTTTCCGCGCCAGCGATCACGCCGGCAACAATGGAAAGGCCTTGACTGATAATGCTTAAAATATAAAGCTAGGACCGTCAAGCGTTTCCGCGCCTGACGGCCCCTAACCACGAACCGTTCGAGGCGGAACATGGCGTCCAAAACAGATATCACGGCGGACTACGTCCGATCAATTCTTGATTACGATCCTGCCACGGGAATTTTCCGCTGGGAACACCGCACAGACATACGAGCGTGCGACAACGCAAGGATGGTTGGTAAAATTGCCGGTAGCCTTGACGCAAAAGGATACCGACGAATAATTATAAATAGAAGAAATTACGCCGCGCATCGTTTAGCTTGGTTATACGTCACAGGTGAATGGCCTACCGATGAAGTTGACCATAAGAACTTAAATAAAGATGATAATAGATTCAAGGAGCTGCGTGAAGCTACTACATCCGATAATGGATGTAATCGCCGAACTCGGTCGGATAGTGGGACACAGTTGCGTGGAATTCATCTAGACAAACGCTACGGGAGATACGTTGTTAAAATTCAGCGCCACGGCAAACGCATTTATTTAGGCACAGTTTCGACAGCAAAAGAAGCTACAGCGATTTACGCAGCGGCCGCCGATAAACTTCATGGTGAATTTAAGCGGTTAAAATAAAGAAGGGCTAACCGCGTGCTGACTTTTGTTTCTCGTACCAAGCCGCGAACTGCTCCATCGACATACGTTCAGGGTCCGGGGCTTCAGTTCGAGCACTACCTCTGACAGGCGCAACAGGAGCGGGAGCCTTGCTTTCCTTCTTTGGCGTGGGCGTCAACCGAACTTCCAAGCGACCAATTTCCGCCAGCGCGCGACGCGTTGACATGTCATTGATTTCAAGAACCTTTTCAGGATGCTTCGACAGATAGTAAGCGATGTGCGGACCTTTTTCACTTTCCAGGATCGCCATTGCGACTTCCTGGTTTGTGGGCGAGACCGTTGCGGCTGCGACCACAGTGTCAAAGTCCTTGACGATCTTTCGAACATCCTCGGCGCGCTCACGGAACGTCGCAACGATTTCGTTGTTCTGTTGCGTCTGCGCTACCTTGGCGGCTTCCGCGTTCTTTTTCAGTTCGCGACCGACCAGCATTTCAGCCGTCCGGTAAGCCGTTTTGGCCTCTTGAAAGGCCAAATAGTCCTCAAAATCGCCTTCTTTGGGCGGCGGTCCGATTTCGCGAGTGATTGCGGCGGTAAGTTCGGAAGCCTCGTCCGCTTTCGGAACAGCCTGCCGTAGGCGCTCAATTTCAGCTTGAGCCTCGACCAGCTTTGCCTTTAAGCGGGCGCTTCCTGAGAGCTTCGCCGGCTTTTCCGGCTCGGCTCGCAACGCCGCAATATCCTCGTCTTCGTCCTCGGTTTCGTCGCCCGGATCGCTTAGCGCTGTCTCCGCTTCCGGCGGTTCTTTCGCTTCGACTTCCGGTTTCGGCTCATCGCCGGTTGTGTCTTTGCCGTCATCGGGTTTGGAATCGAGCAACGAGTCGCCCGCATCCAAGTCCAAAAATTCGGCGTCGGTTTCGATCTGCGCGGCGTGCTCGGTCGGGGGAGCCAGCGGAGGGGCCTGCTCAACAACCAATGAATTTCCGCTCATGAAATCTCCTGTCGCCAGCGCAAACCGCCAGCTTTCGAGTTAATGTTAAGACTATTCACATTAAGACGCAAGTTCTGGTTTCTCGCCGCCGTTAACTTCCGGCGCTGCGCCCACAGGGACTTCGATCTTTATCTTGGGCGAGGCGGACTTGGTGGGCTTCGCGGCTTCCTCGGGTTCTTCCGCTTCCGGCTGCTCAGCCGTCGGCGTTTCCTCTGGTTCTTGTGGCTCCAAAGATGCAGCGACGTGATCGGCCAGGAACTGCAACGTGCTATCCGTATCGGCAATGAACTGTTGCAGCTTCTCAGGGTCGAACGCCCGGCCAGTGTTGATTTTCTCCTGTGTCGCCATCAACTCAAGCTCGGCGCGCATGTTCACAAGCTGCTGCTGCGCAACCTCAAGCTCTTTCTTTTTCACGTCAAGCTGCGCCGTCTGCGCCGAACCCTGCGCCTTGGCCATTTCGGCCTGCGCCTGCGCCATTTCGATGGGGTTCGGCTCCTGTGGAGGCGGCGGAGGCTTCCCGTCCTTCTGCGCGATCTGAGCCTGAATAGGCGGCGGCAAGAGCGTCTGGAGCCGCTCGCGGACTTCCTCTTTCTGCGGCCAGTCCTGTAGATCGGCGAACATATCGCCAAGGATCGGAGCCGCTGGCGGAAACGCCTTCAGGAAGTCGGCCATCCCTGTGCGTGCAGCCTCGCGCTGCGTCGCATAGCTCGGACCCATAGACATCTGAATGTCGTAGGTGCCCACAGTGATATCCGTCATCATATCCGGCGTGACGCCCTCCAACGCAAAAGGCGGGGGCTGATTGATCTGAACTTGATGCGATTTCCCGTCCAAACCAAGAATGCGAATCGTGCGCGGCGTGTCGTAATAATGGGGAATGAGATCGTTAAGGATGCGTGCGGTCTGAGAGATCGCAACAGCGAAATTAGACATATAGACATACGTCCCTGTGTCACTTTGGGACTCGCGCGCTCGAATGGCGATACCGCTATCTTCGTTCGACTTCGCGCCAAGCGACGAAGCGTAAATGCCCACAACGCCCTGCATGTCGGCGAGAGCATTCTGCACGCAGACCTCTAAACCGCCCGACACAGGCGGGACGGCGATGCGCTGCGGAGCGATGTTCCCGTTCTTCGGATCGGGCGTGTAGCGCAGATAGGGCCATGCTTTGACGTTCGCCGTATCCCATTCCTCGGCGTAGTCCTTGAAATTCTCATCCGTGCCGAGATAGGGCGACTTCGGCTGAAGTCCGACAACTTCCGTCTCAGTCGAACGAGCGTAGTTGTAAGCGCGCTGTGGGTCAGCAAGGAACCGCACAATTCCGTGGCGCTCAATACGACCGCCCACGCGCACTTCCTCGCCAATAACGGGAATGATCGGAATGAAGCGTCCGGGCCACTTCTCCGGCTCGGAAATAAATTCCGTTCCATTCATCATGCGATGATAAATATCGAAGCCGTCGCGCTCGTAATAAATCCCGCCCTGCATTTCGTATTGCAACCGCGCATCTTCGTCGTCGGTCACGTCCTGAATAGTTCCATCAGGCATTTTTACGAGCTTGCGCTTAGCTCTCACCTTATACCAATAACGACAAACGCGAATGCGATCATCGTCGTACCAATAGTCAATATAAATCCCGTCCCAAGTTCCCATATCGTTGACAGGATACTTCGGGTAAGTCGCCTTGTAGGCTTCGCGAGTCATATCGACCGGAACGAAGCAAAACATGGCGTCGGTTCGCGTCTTTTTACGTGCGTCAGGGTCCCACACGACGCCGATTTGATCGTCAATCGTCCGAATCACGAGATTTTGCTCATAATCCGTTTCGGAACCGTATTCGCCTGCCACTTCCCAATGGCCTATCCCACAGGCGACTTGACTGTCTGCACCGTCAACGTAAACGTCGAGCGTGGCATAGCTCGCGTCTTCAATGTGGCGGATCAGTCCTTCGCGAATTTCGGCGATTTTCTCATCTGCGCCGCTATCGACCGGAACAACGCTGATCGCCGGTCGCATCTGTCGCATGTCGCCAGTAACCTGGCGGACAAACTGTGGGCAACGATTGAATGTAAGGACCGGCCGGCCGTCCTGAAGGCGCTGGTTCTCAAGTTCCTGAAGCCATTGAAAACCGGCGAGAAAGTTCAGGTCGGCATAAGCGCGTTGGATGTTGTGGCGGTCGTGCTCCCATCCGCGGTTCCAGCGCTGCATCGCCTCATGATGATCCTCGTCCTTGGCCTCAACCTTCGGGTTGGCCGTCAACTTCCCGGGGTCAGGCTCGTCGGCCTCCCGACGGCGTGGCGACATGGTGAAATCTTCGTCAGCGTCGAGAAAATCATCTGCCATTATGACGCCATCCAGTTGAGGCGGTTGCCTGTGCCCACAGAGCGCTCACGCCGCGTCTTTACGGGCGGAGCGGAAGCGAAACGTCGCATCATAAGAGCGATGCGAGAGGCAGAAAGTAAATCATCCCTTATCTTGATAATCTTCCCGTCCTCGCGATGATACAGACGAAACTCGCCGAACCAGTCTTCGTTGCCGTTGAAGACTTTCCAGCGACCAGTTTGCATCCGTTCGGACATTTCCGCAATACCGGCCTCAAGTCCGAAGCCGCCTGCCTCATGTGTCGCGTGCTCATAGAGCATATTCACACCGTTATCACGATACTGCTCGGCAAGCTGCGCGCCGGAGCCTTTGTCGTGCTGCAAGCCGTCGTGCGGCCACGCTGTAGGAACCCAAACGCCCCAAGGCCGCATAGCAGCCGCATGGATCGGGGCGGAGCCTCCTTTATCGCGATAAGTGCGGCACACATACCAAATATCGTCCTCGCGGTCCCAAGCGCAGTGACAAGCCGCGAAAGGATGGTCAAAGCCAAAGTCAACGCCGTTAATCTGGACGAAGTGCGCCGGAATAGCAAAAGTCTCACAGCGCAGTGGGTCTTCCTCGAAAGGAAAGACGGCCCCCGAACCTTGCGCCGGGAAGCCCTCGACGCGAGCGCGGCGTTCATGCGGCGGATAGCTGTCAATGATTGCTTGTCGCTGCTCAGGCGGAATATGCTCCGCATCGGCAAGCGTCATACGGGTAATGTGTCTACTCATGCTCCCCAATATCCATGATTGATGATTTGTTGCGCCCAAACATTATCATAACAAAAATCTGAAGACTGCATTGATTCAACAATTAACTTAGTAAGTTCTTTCCAATCATCTGTTGTCATTGCAGCGTTACTCATCTTCCCGCCGCGACCAGGATTGCCTCGAAGAAAAACATCGCGACGAATAAGCAGCCAAGCCCAAAGAAGGCGGCGAGAAAAATTTCAGCTTTCATATTCCGCACTCCCGAACAAACATTTCAACAACATCGCTCATCCCTTTGAGCGGCGTAAACGTTAAATAAACCATTCCACCTGTTGCATTAGTTCGCGTCAACGCCTCAATGTAGATATCCATATCGGGCTCTTCATCAAGCCAGCACACATCCAGCGTCTCGCCCTGCCATTTCTCGCGGCCCTGATCATAACTCTTAAAACCTAGCACGCTTATCTCGCCGCTCACATGGCGCACGGTCACACCGTCCAACCCATGCGGAACGCCTGTCGCCCGCGTTGTGTTGATGATTGCGTCGCCAGGAATGGCCCCCGTCCCCCACATTTCCTCATTCTTAGGCTCGCCCACAAGCAAGCGCTGAGCGCCGTCACGTGTCGCCTGGTAGCCTGTAGAGCCCGCCCAAGCTCGCACAGCCTTGTCGAATTTACGCCCCGGCCAGCCCTGTGGGTAGCGTCCAGTTAGGTGAAAAGCCATTTCTGCCGCACCGGAATACGTCTTACCGACTTGATTCGCTGAGCAAAACAAGCGTTCTCTATGGATTAACCCGGCCGCGTGAAACTCCAATTGCTTGGCGTAAGGACGATAGTCCGCCAGCCTATTTCTCGCCTTCCTTCGTTGCTTCTCCTTCAATAATTTGAGGAAGTCCTCCTTGTCGTCCCTCGACAACCTTTGCAACGTCTGAGGCGATATATCGTAGGAGGGCAAGCTCAAGCTCACTGTCTGTCAGCTCTTTCTCGGTTGATATCTGAACTTCCTTCGGCATTAAGCCGGCAATCACCTTAACATAAACATCTGGAGAGAACATCCTGCACTGCGCGATTGCGTCCTCGCCATGTTCTTCGAAGTCTGCATAGAGCGCTTCCGTAAACCTTTTGACAAGCTGGCCCCGCGTCGCCCCCTTTCGCTGCTCCCACAGAACGGACCGAATAGACCGTGCAGGAGGCTTGGCGACAATAGGCGTGGGTTTTTGTTTTACGACCGATTTAGCTGGTTTTTGCTTTATCATGATGCGGCCGTTCTAATTTCTTCCACCTCAAGCTCAACATACTGCACCCGTCGGTTTGTCGCTGGCAATGTTACGACGACATCAAACGTCACCCAAAATTTCTTATATTCTGTGGCAGGATTGCCAGCTTCCGCGACAATCTCATCATAAAAATGCCGTGCCATGTTGGTAATATCTACGGTTAAAGCTGAAATAGACGACGGCGCTAACTGCCCTGTGGACAGCGTGAGCGCTGACGGCGAGCCTGTGAACAGAATGGCCTGATATTTTTTAATTGCTGTTCCGTCTGTGCTACTAATTGCTTTTACAGTTATCGTTAGATGACGCAAGGAGACTTCTTGAATGCCGTAATGAGTAAACAACTTGACCGGAATTGTTACTGTCGTTCCCGCAACGATGCTCGGGTCTTCCCGCAGCGTCGCCTTGAAGAGCATTTCAGGAGCAAACCCAAGCCCTGGAGTGCGGCGCGGATTTAGAACAGAAAAACCACCATCAATATATGGTGCGACCCACACATGGTGCTTGTGCGAACGGACAGGAATGCGAGACAGCACCATTTCGGATGCAAGATCAACAATCTTAGTCTTGTCGTCTATCTCGACGTAACCAAGTCTGCTCCCTGTCCCATCCACATTGACATTCGCCGCAACGCTCCGGCGTATTTCTAGCCCGCCCATGTCCCGCGCCGAGAGCACAGCTTGTGGGGCTTCGACCTCATCATAAACGCGCGTGTATTTCTGCGATAACGCTTGATAGGCCGCATTCATGATCGGCCCTTGATCGTCCATCACGCCAGATTGGGCAGTCGTGGTAACTTTGCAACGCTTCACATGCCCGCCAAGGCACCGCAACCCTATTCCACCTGAAGGGTAATTGCACTCTACATTACAATCTTCATACTTAACGTCTATAGATGGATGAGATTCGATCGCGCTTACAACGTTTATTGCGCTCATATTCTTAATAGTAACATCATTCGACCAAGTGCTTGTGTCAATAGGATGGTGAGAACCAATCGCGCTCACTCCATCAAATAAAATATGGCGACTAGCGTTTGTAATTTCTACAGGATAACGACCTCCATTTATATCAATCGACCTTGCTATAAGGTCACGACAACCTTGTATATATAATTGATCGGTTGTTCGTCCACTATCTCCTGTCAACCTAATATTGTTCAATCGAGAACGTTGTAGCAGGCTTAACCCCACAGTATTCGATCCAATGCTCTTAAAACCTATCTCATCAATACGCAGTGTGGCTGGAGCGTAGATTGAAACCGTTGTTTCCGCCACAGTGAAGGGTAACGCCAGCGCATCGGAAAGAAAAATTTCTGCACCAATAATGTTAATTATACTAGATACCTCTTGTTTCTTGTAAGAGTAAGCAGAATCAACAGGTGTATTTGTCACCAAATACACTAAATCGCCCACAGACAACCCATCAACAGACGATAAAATTAGTGATTTAGCACCGATAGCCGCATCAAGAGATAGTGTCGTCGATAATCTAAGCGCCGCCGCGAATCTAAGCGGTTGTGGAAGTAAGTCTAGTTCGATAGTTGTGTAAGGTGTTCCAATGATAGATAAATTTCCAGAATAAGTGATTGTTTGTTGCGTAGAAATACGCAACCTTCCTCCCGGTATATAGACGCGCTTATTAAGTGATAATGCGGACTGAATTGCCGATAGCAGCGCCGGCCCATCATTGGTCGCGCCATCCATCGTAACACCAAAGTCTCTAACATCAATTATGTCTGGCACGCTGTCGACCTTACCCTTTCAAGTATCAACTATTTGCGAGAATTCTGTATCAGTTAAACGTGTATTATACACACTAATTTTCTTAAACCATGCAAATGAAAAATTTGACGTTCCATTTATTGAGCCTAACCATTGTGTAGTTGCACCAATGTTGGGCGCGTCGGCAGCGCTTATTAGCAGTCCTCCTGTAGCCTGTAGTCTGCGGCTAGGCGCTACTTTGTCCCACGCAAAACCAAATGAACTATAAGCACCCACAGACGAAACGCCGCTGCTTAGGACAGTCGTTCCATTATCCGACTTAACGATGCCAACGTCTTCATATAGATAGGAGTTACCGGCGGCAGAACCGGCGACCAAGCGGCCTGTAGCACCACCAAACTCTGATTGCGCCTGCACAATGATCGCGCCTTGGCTACTATTGAACGGGACGAGCCCCGCACCAATAAATGAGCAAACGTCCGCTGCTCGCGTGTCAATCGTTCCATCTACATAGATAGGCATGGACGGGCCTACCGCGCCGTCCTCATTCTGTACAAAATCAACAGCTATGCTGTCGCCGTTCGTCTGAATCCTGAAGCCTACAGTGGGGTTAGCGAGCGTCTGTGTCGGGATTGTCACGCGGCTCCACGCTGCGAAAATTTGCGCGGTCACGTCTACCCATGTTAGGCCATTGTCCATCGTCATTTCGATGACGCCAGTCCCCACAAGTCGCTTAATGTAAGCGGAGTGGAAGCGCGCTGAATTAGCCAGGACGATAGCCTGTAGAATTGTATTTGTGGCGGCTACTGCGCCGCCTGTGAGGCTGCTCGCGTAATTGGCCACACCGTCAATGCCAGTCTGATTTTTGGCGCGCGTCATGGTCGCGCCGAGCGTCCACGCCGCATTCGTCAGATCGCGCCCCCACAGAACGACATTCGTTCTAGCGCCCTCAAGCAACAGACCTCGCGGGGCGAGCGTTACAGGATCATAGTCGAAACGAGGACCATAAACCGCCGCAGCCAGTGCGGACGGTAGGTATGTCCTAGGCAAAACTTGATAGGTGACGCGCTCGGCTTGTGTCGCCCATATTTTCACAGTGCCCGTAACGTTGCTAGAGCACCCAGCGCCAGTGCGAAAAGTAATATTACCGCTTGTTGCGGCAACTACAGCGACGATTGAAAAACGATACGTTCCAGCGGGTATGATCGCCGAGGAGGCCGTCAAAACGCCATCGACGTAAATATTTGTTATCCATACGGTGCCCGCTGGAGCCGCAGACAGATGCAGAATATTTGATAAAGTAATATCGCCCGTTGTCGTCGCATAAACTGAAAAAATCCAAGTCTCAAAAGCCTTAACTGCGACAACTCTTGATATAACTTGACGATTAGCAGCCACAGTTATTGCAATAGAATTGCCCCCAAAATTAGGATCAGTAGCGACGACTGATGTCCCCCCACCTAATGCGTAAGACCAAGCCGTCGGGGCCGTGCCCGGCGTCCCGGAAACTGCGCCAGCAAGTGCGCTGTTAGTAAATAGATTCTCCGGACCCCATATCAATTTGCCAGTGTTGTCATACTGCATCGCACCGCTTGCACGGGAGAACGACAACCATGCCGGAAGTGAGCCGCTCGCTAGATCAATTTGCGCAAAAGGTCCACCACCGCCGCCCAGCGTTTTTATTTTTTTATGATCCATTACGGCACTGCCACAACGGTAAGCACACGCTCTGCGGCCTGATTAACAGGCGCTCCACTCGTTCCACTCCGAATTTTAAGCCATCGAATAGCTAACCATTTAGCCGGAAACAACTCGTATTGAAACTGTGCGGCTGCAACCGTCCACGTCACCTCCACGTTATTGTTATCGAATAAATTGAAATAGTTAATTCCGTCTAGCGACGCTTGAAACGTCAGCCCAGCGGCCGTCCACGCCGCCGGCATTTGGATCGCCCACAGACGATGCTGCCCGAGATCGAACACTTCGGAAAGAGACGCGCCGCTTGCGATCACGCCTGATACGGACAACGTCGATGGCAAGTAAGTCGGGTTAGAAACTGTCGCGCGCACTACCGCCATGTCACGTCCTCCGGCTATCAATCACGTCGCCGCAAGCCTAGCATAACTGTGGGCAAAGAAAAGCCCCGCCGAAACGGGGCTAAGTTGCTTAGTGCGGGAGTGTTCATGGCTTGAACAAGATTGAATTTAGATCGGCGGAGCGACAGCGTCAAGCCTCGCCTGAAGCTGCTCCATCTGGTCCCGCATCTCCATGAGGTCGGACAGGGCTGCATCGCGCTGCGCGATAGCATCGGCCATGGCCGCATCGTCGTGCATTGCGCCGAGCTTGGCGACAGCCCGGTCAACGGAAGCCGCTAGCGCAGTCAGCACAGCGGCAGTTTCGGCATTGTTCATATTTTCAACCTTTCTAAGGAGCAAAAGCAGGGCGCTCGCGAGGACTTGGTTATCCTCGCGAAGCTTTTCCCATGGGCACAGCCAATTTGGCAAGCGCATTAGACGACTCGCTTAACTCGCGCCCCCGGACCTTTCGGATCATCCTTCTTAGCCTGATAAATCAGAAAGCGCTTGGAATAATCAAACGTGGGGTAATTTTTCAACTCCCCCGTCTTACGATTCGTGCGCTCTTTCATTTCCGGCGAACCGTCCGGGTTAAGACGCGGCGTCGCGAAGCGCTTATTAACGAGCGAAATGACTCGGTAATAGTGCAGCCAAGGCTTCGGGATGGCTTCGGTCACGGCGATATGCTTCGAACCGCCCACAGGAGCATTATCCAGATCAAGCTCGGCGAGAAACGCCTCGTGATCCGCCTCATGTCGCCGGCCGCGCTGGCGATGCGGTTCATTCCAAGTCGCCGCTTCCGTGTCGAAGCCGCTTGAAATAGCCGGCAACGGCGACGGCCCGGCGACTTCTCGCGTAGCTTCTGGCGAACCAGGGCGAGGCGCTGGAACGAATTGCTGCTTCGGAGGCGCTTTGGTCGCCTCGCCGCCCTTACCGTCAGCCTCAAGCCATTTCCGGCCCGTGTCGGTCAGAGCATAATAAACGTCGCCGTCAGCATCGGGGGCGTGGTCGGTCGAGACGAGGCCATCGCCGACCAGCGCGTCAAAAGGTCCGGTCGACTCAGGG